GTGTCGGCATGCTGGACAACACGAAGGCAGCCCTGCGGGCGGTCGCTAAGGTATCGGATTCCATCGTTTCTGCCGCACAGCAGAAGATCCCGGACATTGCAGGCAGCATCACGCTCAGCCCGGCAATGTACAATGGCTCGTCCGGCGGCACAGTGAACAACTATTATGACAACAGCCGGACAGTGAACCAGACCAACAACAGCCCCAAGGCGTTGTCCCGTCTGGAAATCTATCGGCAGACCAAAAACGCAAATAATCTGTGATTCTTATAAATACAAATACGGTAATGATTTTCACTGGATACATTTAGTACAATATACATCTAATTCGAGATTTATATTAGACAAGTCGGATTTCGTTATAACGATCAAGCAATTTTCAAGAAATTCTGCTTGTCCGTTATAACGTTGGCTTTTAATGATGTCTATTAAATCATCCCATTTACCATGACTTGGAGATACTTTATCAATATTCCGTATGATTATGTAGTACTTCGAATCGTCCAGTTGTTTTTTAATTTCTATATCGGAACCGTACCCTTGTGCGGCACCTTCATAGAATGTTTTCATCCCTGTATATTCACAAAGTGACAATGAAGTTACAATATCTTTTACAGTCTTTTTTGTTGCATCAAATATGTGTGGTGATGAATAAATGCCGGCTTTATCATCATTTTGAATTTTCATATACTCACTGTCTTCAATAAGAGCCGCAGTTTCTGGTCTACCAAAAAGTGATTTGAGTTTCTCAAGGTCAATCATACTATTTCCTCCTGGTTAAATTAGCTTGAATAAAAGCACAATAATTCGGAAACGATTATTATTTGTTATTATACAACAATTCCAGAGAAAAAACAAGGGGGGTGCAATCATGT